GACTCGTTCGCGAGCACGACATCCCCCGTGCCAGTGCTGGCTCTGCTCTCTCCCCAGGGAAACGAGCTCGCCGCGGAGATCCCTGTCATGCTGCACAACGGCCGCGAGAGCGCGATCAACATCGCCGCCCTCAACGGCCGCTTCGTGCGGAGCGCCGTGGTGACCCTGCCGGACGGAACTGAGGTCGACCTCCTGCAGCAGGGCTACCCGGCCCCGAAGCTGGGCATGACCTGGGCTCGCGGCGACGAGACGCCTCCCGCCGCGTGGAAGGCAATCACGCTGCGCCAGCTGCGCGCCGCGATCGAGTTCGCTGTGCCGGCCGCAGACCGCAAGACGGCAACCATCTCTCTCGAGATGCTCCACCCGGACAGCCTGCCGAACACGCCGGACTACCGCAACAACGTCTACTTCGAGGGACTCGCCAACGAGAACCCCGCGGCGGACGACGCGAACAGCCTCATCTCTGCCCTGTGGGTGGCGGCCGGCGGCCTCAGCCCGGAGGGCCAGGACGAGGCGCTCACGGCGAACAAGACGGGCTCGAGTGCCATCCTGCTGAGCAGCACCTTCGGCCGTGGCGAGCGCACCATGATGCAGCTCGGTTGGCAGGTCGATCTCGGAGCGACGCTCCGCAAGCAGGCTCGCGCCCTCATGAGCGTCCAGGAGGAGGCCGCCAACGTCGCGCCCGTCCTCTGGAACGCCGTGATGAAGGACCTCAAGATGGGGCAGTTCGTCCGCGGCATCAACGAGGCCGGCGAGCCGGAGTTGTGGACCGTCGAGCAGGTGATCGACTGGCAGAACAACAACCAGGGTTCGCCGATCACCGACGTGCTGACCGATGCCGAGCTCTACACCCCGAGTCCGAGCAAGCTCCGCTCGTTTTACGGCGACCGCCGCAGCCAGAGCGAGATCGCCGACATCGCGCTTGGGGTGCTCGAGGCCGACTACTCGGGCTACGGGCCCTTCGACGGCCGCCCCACGGCGGAGCAGCTCTCCACCCTGCGCGGCGCCCTGACCGTCGACCAGGCCACCGGAACGTGGGCGACCCGCTCGATCGTCAGCGCGGTTGCCGGCAACCAGCGTCAGGCGACGAAGTACCGCCGCGGCTCGGCTCGCGTCGAGAAGCAGGACCAGCTCCGCAACCGCAGCTTCACCATCCGCACGCAGACCGAGCGCGACGCAGTGTACGGCAAGCGCCGCGAGGCGAAGTACCGCGACGACATCTCGACGAACACGGAGCGCATCTACAAGGAGATCCGCTCCTACGTCACGACTGGCTCCGCGATCATCAGCTTCAGCGACATGAGCGGTCCGAGCGTGGACCGCGCCACGAGCCTGAGCCAGAGCACCGAGGCCGTCCTGATCGACGACCTGTTCCGCCAGGCGCAGGCCAACCGCTCGCGCGCCTTCTGGTACCTGACCGAGGACACCCGCTCCGCGGACAAGACCCGTGGCATCATCACCGGTCAGATCCTCGACAGCGGCAGCGGTGCGTTCATGCCGACCCGCGACGACGTGGTGAACATCAACGTCGACTCGTTCGGTGACGACATCGCTCGCGCGCAGCTCCGCGTCGAGCAGGTGATGAACACCGGCGCGACGATCAACCTCGTCTCGCCCTCCGGCAGCACCGAGATGAAGAGCCTGCTCGGCAACTACCTCTCGGCGCAGATGCAGTACGAGCCGGCACCCGGCGCGCGCTTCCTCTTCCAGCCGATCGAGGAGGACGCTCAGTACCAGAACGTCCGCGCCAACGAGAGCAGCCTGCTCGCGATGGAGGGCTTCGACCCGGCCGGCCGTGTGATCATCGCGGAGAGTACGGACGCCGTCACCGACGAGAACGCGGCCATGCGCGTCCAGCCGATCGACAGCGTGACCGACCTCTCCGGAGAGATCCTCATCACGACCGACCTGCTCCCGACGCAGGCATTCAGCGACTTCGGCCCTCCCCGCCGCGGCAAGACGATCGTGGACGTGAAGACGCACATCCGCAATACGCCGCTCGCGTTCCTCCTGCAGCAGAGCGGCGCTCGCACGCCGGAGGAAGCGGCCGACTTCAAGGCGGCCTACGACAAGCTGATCGACCGCTGGGACAACAGTGAGGACGCGGACATCCTGCCCGCCGGCCACTATGGTCCCGGCGACCTCGTGCCGCTCGTCCGCACCAGCGCAGTCGGTGTCGACATCCTCCTGTACCGCCACGGCAACAAGGCTCCGACGCGCGTCGAGCTCGAGACCGCTCTCGAGGCTCAGGTGCCCGGCACCAACGACCGCGGTCGCATCGCGATCTACTCCCCGCAGGAGGAGAAGGCCGCGACCATCCACACCGGCGAGGTTCGCCGCGTGGTACAGAAGGACCGCTACGGCTACAAGGTCCAGATGTCGATTCCGCTGCGCGAGTACAACGACAAGAAGGTGCTCGAGCTCAGCGGCATGAAGTACGTGATCGCGAGCCTGAGCAAGATGGTCAAGCTCCCAAGCATCCCGCTCTTCCGCAACTGGGGCATCGACTACTACACCGACACCTGGTCGGCCGACTCGAAGAACGCCTGGACCGACCGCCTCACGAACCACCGCCTCGCGTTCGCCGTCTACGGCGTCGACTTCGAGCCGGACCTCGTGGAGTTCCGCACCGGCAAGAAGCAGGGCGACCCCGGCTACGAGCAGGCGCTCATCGAGACCCACACCTGGCTCGACGGCCTGGCGCGCGACCTGCCGAAGCAGGACCTCCGCACGCTGCGCCGGGTCGCCTACCAGGGTCTCGACGCCGCGACGCTGCAGATCCTCAAGGATGCGAGCCCGACCGCGCAGGGCGTGGACTGGACGACCCGCCTCGTCTCGTCCACCGCGCGCACGGTGCGTGAGCAGGAGCTGGCCGGCATCGTGAGCGCGTTCATGATCTACCTGATGGCCCCTGCGGCGACGCGACCGGGCGAGCAGCAGTACCGTCACATCCTCCGCAGCGGTGGCATCAACGCAGACGGCGGCCGTGTGTCCGGCCGCAAGAGCCAGAAGATGCCGCCCCTCTTCACGGAGATCTTCGATCGTCTCCCGATCGGTCACCCGACCCGCTCGTACCTGAACCGCACGTTCAACGCTCAGGTGCAGCGCGACGGAGACGCCGGCTACTGGATCAACGAGGACTTCACCGTCACCGTCACCGGAGACAACGGAGAGCGCGAGGTCGTCTGGCTGAAATTCCCCGAGGTCCACTCCTCCGGCGACAACCCGGCCCGCGACATGCAGGTCAACGACCGAGGCACGACGCAGCCCGCCAGCCTCTCGAGCCAGAACGTTGTGAGCATGACGATGGGCGGTCGCGTTGCAGTCAGCCCGAGCGACGCCGCGTACGAGGCAATCAACGAGGTCAGCCCGCTGATCACCACGTTCGAGAGCGGCACCGCCGACCTCTACGCAATCCCTGAGCAGAACACGCCGATTCGTTGGCACCAGAAGCTCCCCGGCGAGGCGCAGTACGAGGCGATCTCCGTCGACATCGCCGACGAGTACCTGCAGCCCGTGGACTTCACCGCGTGGCAGAAGGGCCGCAGCAAGAAGGAGTACGACCTCGTCGTCGCGAAGGCAACCGCCGAGCTGCGCCGCCTCACCCAGGTCTTCGGCTTGGACGAGAAGCAGGCGTACGTGTTCCACCACTTCGCGCGCCAGCTCAAGGGCAAGGGCCAGAGCCCGGACCCGCTGAATAAGGCGGGCAACATGAGCTACGAGCTGTTCATGGAGGCGCTGGCTGACATCCAGGTCAACATCGACAGCGGTAAGCTCCCGGTCGTCGGTGGTGAGATCCCGCAGATCCACCACTCCGACCTGGCCCTGCTGTACGGCGGCCGTCGTCGCGCGCAGTTCCGCCTCCGCATGAGCGACGTGCAGAACGATTACGCCGACACCTGGCAGGACTGGGTGGCCGCCGGCCTGGCGTTCGGTGAGAGCAACAACACGGTCTTCGACCCGCTGTTCCTCACCGCCGTGGACGGCATGCTTGCCTCGTTCCGCGCAAACGAGTCGTCGCTTGTCGGGCTGCCGGTCACGCGCAACGACCTGCGTCGCGCCGAGCTCCTCGACGCCCGCACGGACGACGTGCTCCGCACCGTCAGCCCCGGCCGCATGGCCACGCTGACGGAGCCGATCATCCTCGACCGCGCCTACGTCACGATCGACAGCATCCTGGGCGTGCAGCGCCAGGGAGACCGCTGGACCGGCGGCGCGCCTCGTGGCTCGGCCTCGGCCAAGCTCAAGAGCGCCCGCACCCGCTGGCGCAAGGAGCAGAAGACCGCGGCCTTCCCCGTGGAGACGAGCATCGTCGATGTCCGCTCCTACTCGGCGCAGTGGGTCCACGATCAGAGCACGAGCAACGCGCTCGTCCGCACGCTGAGCAACCTCCGTTTCGGCATGGCCACGATCAACCCGCAGCTGTGGATCTCGGCGGGTCTCGAGGGCACGCTGTGGAACGCACTGAACAAGGGCGCGGCGCTCCTGCAGGGTACGACCGCCGGCAAGGGCAGCCAGTACACGCCCGACCAGCAGGCTCTGATCACCCGCACGCTGCAGGCGCTTGGTTCGCGCCCCGAGTTCAAGGCGATGGTCTACGGCGACATCCTGTATCAGCAGGAGCGCGGCGGCCACGGCCTGATTGAGGGTCTCAGCCAGCGCTTCGCCAAGATCGGCATGATGCTGCAGGATCCGTCGTACGGCCTCAAGGGACACACGATGGCTCGCATCTACATGGAGGCCGTGCTGGAGTGGGTCGCGGCCAACCCGCTCGACCTCGTGATCTCCGTCGAGAACATGATGGAGCGCATCTCGACCGACCCGCAGTGGGTCGCGAAGAACATGAACCGCGCCCACAAGATGGGCATGGCCCGCATCGCCGGTGCCCGTGGACTCAAGCCCACGCCGCTGACGATGGCGCTGAACGGGGTGATCGACCCGCTCTCGAAGAACCCGAACTTCGGTCTGGGCACGACCACGAGCATCCTGCTCAAGATCCCGCTCATGTTCAGCACCTACGCGATCAGCACCGGTACCAAGCTCACCGGTCTGCAGGCGGCGAGCGACATGCTCGCGATGGTACTCGACGGCCGCGAGAACAAGTTCGCCGGCATCCAGCGCTGGCTCGCCGGTGACGTGAGTCGCAGCGACAACCCCGTCCACTTCGACATGGCCGCGGCGCTGGAGGGTATCGACCTGACGCGCAGCTTCGCGCAGAGCGGCATCACCCACACTGCGCTCTTCGCGCTCGGCTCGATGCTCGGCGGCCTCGGTCTCGGCGGCGAAGACGAGGAAGAGCGTCGCCGCCGTCGCGCGCAGATGTACCAGACCGGTCAGATCGTCTACGACCCGCGTGATATTATTAACGACTTCCGCAACGCGGACGCCGTGTTCCTCGACTGGCTGCCGTTTGGCCTCGGCCAGATGTTCGCCATCCCGGACCCGGAGGGCACCAACTCCTCCAACAGCATGGCGCAGCTGCCGTGGTTCCTTCGCCAGTTCGTCTCGCCCCTGCTCGGCATGAGCAAAGCTCTCGAGACTGGTGACATCCGCCAGCTCGTGTGGGGCTACGAGGACGCGCTCGCCAGCTTCCCGCTGATCAACGCCGGTGTCTGGAACGACGCCACCGACGTGGTTGGCCGCCTCGCACAGCAGGCCGAGGAGGTCGGTGTCGACGGCGAGAACGGGGACGCGCAGCTCGAGGCGTGGGGCTTCATGATCAACATCGTGGCGACCTACGAGCGCATGCTGTTCGAGAGCTCGTTCGTGAACATGCTCTACGTGAACGCCGACCAGTACGACCGCAACCCGTGGGTGCTGCCGAGGACCGACATCGACGGCAACATCATCCGCCCCGACCTGAACCAGCCCGCCGAGACGACGACGCTGGACCAGTACGTAGACCCGGAGACCGGCGAGGTCAGCCTGACGAACAAGCAGCGCGACTTCTGGGACGCGACGCTCCACGGCTTCACGGAGAATCGCGGCACGCTCGCGCTGGCGATGAGCCTCTTCACCGGCCAGGGTCTCGGCGGCTCGACTCTCCGTCAGAACATGGTGACGAAGACCCGCTCCATTGACAAGGAGACGCTGAGCGAGGAGGCCGTGCTCGACCTCGTGAGCGGCCTCTACACCGGGAGCGGCCAGAACTGGGTGATGAGCGAGATGCTCGGCGACCAGGAGACCGTGACGAGCGAGGGCGCGGCGGCGATCATCCGCGGCGCCTGGCAGGGCTCGGTCACTCTCGACTCGCCGGCGCTGCAGGGCGTGTACATTCCGTTCCAGATGCGCCAGCAGCTCGAGGCGTATTTCCTCGAGTCCCTGGTGCAGGAGGGCCTCGACGCCGGTCTGAGCGAGTACAACGCCAAGGGCCACATGTACGACGTGTGGTACGGCGTGAAGGGCGACCCGAACGCGATCGGTCTGAAGGACATCGTCTGGAGTGACAAGATCCCGTACGCGGCGAGCGACACGTACCGCCAGCTCAACACGACCTACGTGATGGGCCCGGACAACCGCCCGTGGGCGACCGGCGTGCAGCGCAACACGCTGCAGAGCATGTTCGGCCTCGCACCCGCGGCGTACATGACCGGCGACCAGGGCAACCTCGGTGTCGACGGTTCGCTCAACAGCACCGACGCGGTGCGCAACCTCAACACCGGAATGCGCGGACTCGAGAAGGTCAACCAGACCGACTGGGTTCCGACTCCAGAGGAGATCGGTCAGCAGATCGAAGACGCCATCACCAAGGCGATGAACAAGCAGTACACCTTCGACGGCTCCGGCAACGGCTACTTCTACGGCCGCGGCGGTGGCGGCGGTGGCGGCGGTGGCGGCGGGTACAACTACCGCGTCAACAGCCCTGTCCGCAACGAGTCCATCTACGGCCGCAACGTACCCTACGTGAACGTCGACAACCCGATCCTCCGTCGCGCTACAATTAGACGTGAGCGGTTCTCCAGTGAGAGAGGTAGGCTGAAGCCGTGGCAGTAAGCAGGTACGAACCGGTCAAGAAGTTCGAGGACTGGTATGACCGGTACGAGCTGGACGAGCGTGACGGGACTGTCGCGACGTTCGCTCTCGCTGACTGCGCTCAGGGGACTACTCGCAAGTACGACAAGTACAAGCGAGAGATGGACATCCGCGTCAAGAACTACGACAACCTCATCAAGCTGGTCGACGCGGAGGTCATCAGCGAGAAGCCGGACCTCCCGAACGTCAGCTCCGGAGAGGTCGCCGGCATGGTCCGGCGCATGGCCCGCAACCTCGTGCAGCACACGCCGAACTGCGAGGTCATCAGCAAGTTCGACGACGACGGAGCGGCCGGCATTTTCTCGGCCCACATCCTCAAGGCCAAGATCATCGGCGACGATCTGTACTCGAACGACATGCAGCAGAACCTGTACGCGTCGGCGAAGAACAGTCTCACGCTCGGCTTCGACGCAGTCGTCCCCGTCCTGCTGCAGGACGCCGCGGGCGGTTGGTACATGAAGTACGACAACATCTACTACCGCGATGTCTTCCCCGACCCCGGCGTCAAGGACATCAAAGACGCCAAGATCGTCTTCGTCCGCCGCTACCTCACGAAGGCGGACGTGGTCGCCCTGGTGCGCAACCACACGCGCGGCTGGGATGAGTACGCGCTGAAGACGCTCCTCAAGAACGACCCGCCGTCGCGTGATCGCGACAGCGTGGACCACCAGACCTCGAAGCACCACGGCACGCCTGAGGGCTACGAGATCATCACGTACTACAACAGCTTCGGAGACCCGTTCCTCACCTTTGAGCAGCGCACCGGGATGCTCCTCCGCATCGAGCAGAACAAGGATCCGCTTAAGCGGCACCCCGTGTTCTTCCTCATCATGGAGAAGGATCTCAACCAGCCACTCGGCAAGAGCCAGGTCGAGCTGGTCGTGGGCCGCCAGGAGTTCCAGGACCTGATGCTCAACGGCGCCATGAAGATGTGGTACCGGAATATCAACCCGCCCATCATCGGGTACGGCACGATCAACGCCGTCCCGAACCTCGGGCCGGGCAAGTTCACGCCGATCAGCAACCCGAACGCCAAGCTCGAACCTCTCGAGATCAGCACGCAGACTCTGCTCCAGTACAACCAGATCGCCACCGCCAACGCCGGCAACATGGTCCAGCAGCTCGGAGCTGCCGACCAGCAGATGGCCAGCATGAGCGGCGGCAACGGCGGCATGAGCCAGACACCGCAGGGAGTCGAAGCCCAGCAGGCGATGGTCGATATCACGACCAACAACTACCAGAAGGCGATCGAGAGCTTCTTCAGCCGGTACTGCAGCTACGCCCTCACCGTATTCTTCGCCGAGCTCAAGGGCACCGTCGAAGACATCGTGCCCACGGCGGACGCCCGGCGCAACATGATCGCCGCCGGCCTGAAGGTCGAGGACGTGCTCGACGCAGAGGGCAAGGTCCTGCAGAAGGCAGACTTCAACGAGGAAGGCGCATTGCAGCTCGAGTTTGACGAGCTCGCCACCGAGTACTTCGTCCGCACCATCCCCGGCTCGCTCGTCGAGATGGAAGACGAGAAGCAGCTCCGCGTGCTGAACCAGATGTTCATCCCGCTGAGTCAGATGATGCCGGCTCTCGCCGCCAGCGGTGATCAGGACGCGCTGCAGAAGGCGACGCAGGCGCTCCTGTTCGTCATTGAGAAGGAGATCGAGCTCTCCGGCGCCGCGCACTCGTCCGACATCCAGCGACTGTGGACCAAGGGCGTGGACGACCAGAGCACGCAGCGCGAGGCTCTCGTCGCCGAGTTCGAGGAGCGCATCAACCTCGCGGACACCGCGCGGGCCGCGCAGCTGGAGCAACTGGTTGCCGACCGCGAGGAAGCGCGCGAGCAGATGAGCATGATGCGCGAGTCGATGGACGCCATCATGGGGGCCCTAGGTATCCCAGGAGCTGTAACTGCTCCTGTAACCGAAGAAACTGTGTTATAGCAACTAGAACTTCTGCGGAGAGACCGTAGAATAGGAGCGTCCGGACAGTCCGGCGCAACACACCGAAAGGAGGGGATGCAGGATGGTCGCACCGGTCCAGAAGGACTCTCTCACCGAGTGGCAGCAGGGACTCGCCACGTATCTGCGCATCACCTCTCCGATCGCCGGTATGTTCACCGGCTCGGAGATCAAGCCCAACCCGAATGCGCGCAGCATCCGCGTCCCCGACATCCGTGTCGACGACTACATCGTCGACGCCGAGATCGGCCGCATCGGGTCCGACCACTACTCCGGCTCGGAGTTCACGAGCGAGTGGAAGAACGGCGTCGCGCCGATCTTCTGGCGCGAGTACTCGATGTCGCGCCACCGCAGCTTCGGCTACACGGTGTTCGACGAGCAGCTCCGCTACTCGCCGATCAAGGACATCGTGCAGCAGTACGTCGGTCGCAAGATGAAGACCACGGTCGTCCGTGACCACGACAAGTACTGCCTGCTCGCGGCGATCTCCGGTCACATGACCGGCAAGCTCGTGCCGCGCGTCGCCGGCGTGGACGCGATCGGCCCGGTCACCCCGGACGCCCACCGCATCTCCAACACCGGAAACGCCGCGGACTACAAGTGGATCGCGGAGCCCGGCGAGGACTACGACAACCAGATCCAGCCGTCGTTCGCGACGGTCAAGGGCATGTTCCTGAACGACGCCGACCCGCTGACGACCCTCGACGCACTGACGCTCACGTTCTCAGACAACTGGTTCGACAGCAACTTCGGTAACAACGAGCGCTTCCTGCTCATCACCTCGGCCCTCGAGCTGGTGTTCATCAACGCGCTGATCGCGAAGGGCGCCGGCACGGAGTCCGCGTTCAAGCTCTACCGTGATGGCGACATCTCGGGAGCACAGGCCAACGGCTACCTCGGAACCCTCAAGGGCTCCTGGAAGCTCGTGAAGCTGCACCCGGAGTTCTTCCCCAAGGTCTACACCGACGCGGCCCTCGTGGTCGACCCGGTGGCGGACTCCTCGACGGGTGGTCGTACCCTCCGTCAGGTGATCGCGCTCGCGGCCTACAAGAACTCCATCCAGACCTACGAGCACTTCTCCGACCAGCGTTCGCAGGACGGCGGAGTTCGCTTCAAGGGCACGGAGTACGTGCAGGACTTCTCCTACGACGCGTGGGCGATCGAGCAGCTGAGCGAGGGCATCGTCCCGCTCTTCATGCCCACGTCGCCGACGAACCTCGCGGTCGTGAACACCTCGTTCTCGAACGTCGCGGCTCGCGTCGCCGCCGGTCGCGCGCAGAAGGGTGTCTCGCCCGAGATCTACCCGATCTCCGGCGCCGACACGGTCCTGTCCCGCCCCGAGTGGTACCACCAGGTCATGGGCTACGAGAACACCACGGCGCTCAACGCGGGCCTGCCGATCCAGGAGGCCGGTGACGTCGCTCACCGCAACCCGCTCCTGCCTTCGGACGACCCGACGCCGATCGTCAGCGCTCGCGCGAACACCACGGCCTACGCCGTCGGTGCGACCGTGACCTTCTCCAACGGCCAGAAGTACGTGGCCACCGTCGCCGGTACGTCCGCGGGCGCGCAGCCCTCGACCGCCGGCATCGACATCGGCGAGACCCTCGCCGACGGCACCGTCACCTGGCGGCGCGCGAACTGAGTCTAGGGGGGCCGGTCCACCGGGCCGGCCCCGCTAGCCTCTCGAGAGAGAAGGTGACACATGGACAAGCTGATCGAAGTGCTCACACAGATCCAGGACCTCGCTGGCGTCGCCATCGATGCCCTGACCGAAGCTGCCGGAGGCGGCGGCGCACCGGAGGGTGGAGCACCGCCCGAGGCCGGTGGCGAGAGCGCCCCTCCGCCCGAGCCCCCCGCCTGAGTCGGGGATGAACAGGGTCACCACCGGGCTTCCGAGTTCTCCCGGTGGTGGCCCTACTCTAGCCAGGAAGGAGTAACTCGTGGGCTACATCGGCAACACGCCGCAGGATCAGACGGTTCTTCGTCTCGAAGCGGCCAAGAGCTTCAGCTTCAACGTCTGGGTCCAGGACCCCACGGGTCGCGCCCTCGACATCACCGGCGCCGCAGCGCGCATCGTGATGAAGAAGCCGCCCTTCGATCCGACAGACGTCAACGACCTCGACAACCTCATCACCAATGACACCGGCATCATCGTGGACGCCGGAGTCGGGCTGATTCGCTTCAACCTGCAGGCCGCCGACCTGAACCACGCTCCGGGCGACTACCCCTTCGTCGTCGTCTTCGAGAGCGACGGCTACTCGTTCGTCATGATCAAGGGCTACGTCGAGCTCACCGCGAACGGTGAACTCGAGAGCGTCGGCGACGTGTTCGTCGGCGCGGACCCCGCGGCGCAGTCGCTTGTCGTGCAGCTCGCCGGCCCCAAGAGCATCAACGTCTACGTCGGCGGCGCGATGCCGCCCGGCACCATGAGCTTCACCGACGCCGACAAGGCCAAGCTGGACGGTATCCAGGCCGGGGCGCAGCTCGTCCCCGAGAACCGCATGATCCCGCCCGGCGGCAACCAGGGCAGCGTGCTCACCAAGATGAGCAGCGCCAGCGACTTCGTCGTGGGCTGGGCGCAGCCGCAGGGCGGCTCCGGCGGGGGCAGCGGTCTCGACCCGACCGGGATCCCGGACGGCTACGTCCCCACTGCGAACGGCGCGGGCAGCTGGGACTGGGAGCCGGCCGACCCGGTCAGTATCAGCGCCGCGATCATCGTCGACACGCCGACGAAGGTCATGATGAACCAGAGCGAGCGTACCAAGCTCGCCAGCCTCAACGCCCCGCCTGCGTGGGCCGACATCAGCGGCAAGCCGCTGTTCGGTACCGCCTCGCTCCTGAACACCAACCAGGTGCTCGCGCCGGGCAGCGTCAACGCAGCCACCGACGTCACTGCCGGCGTCCTGAACAACGCCCGCGTGCCCCGCGTGGGCGAGCTCCGCGGACAGTCGATCGGCACCGCCGCACCTACGGGTGGAGCCGACAACGACTGGTACATCCAGTACACCCCGTGAGGTGACGCGTGGTTGACGTCATCTACTACGGGATGAACAGCCCGAACGTAGACTTCTGGGTCGAGTACGAGTGGGTGCAGCACTCGTCCCCGGAAGCGAACTACAGCTGGGTGAAGGCACGTCTCCGCTGCGCGAACCGCAGCAACGCGACGACCGGTTCGCAGTTCAACGCGAGCGGGTACCACCGCGTCTGGAACAACACCGGGCAGCAGTGGGACCACAACGCCAACCCGTTCCTGCCTAGCGGCTATGGTCCCGGCGCGCAGCGCTGGCGCGACGAGTTCAACTACGACGTGTACCACGACGCCAACGGCAACGCGCAGGTGCAGTACGGCATGGAGGTGCGCGCGAACAACACGACGTACTTCAGCGGTGTGTCGGCTGTCTACAACCTGCCGCGCATCCCGCTCGCTCCCGGCCAGCCCGGCACTCCGACCGCCAGCAACATCACGACCAGTAGCGTTCAGCTGAACTGGAGCAACGGTTCTCGAGGCCACGCCGACATCGATCAGGTGCTCCTCCGGCGCTGGGATGGTGCCAGCATGAGTGGCGGCTACGAGAACATCGTGCTCGGCGCCGGCACCACGAGCTACACGAAGACTGGTCTGTCGCGCGGGACGACGCACACCTTCGGCGTCTACAACCACAACGGCGACGGCTACGGCCCGGTGAGCGGGGGCCGCACGATCACAATCGCGCACACCGCTCCCGACAAGCCGCCGACCCCGACGTTCAACAGCGCGACGAGCTCGAGCCTGAACATCTCGATCACCGACCCGAGCTACACGGGCGGCGGCATCACCAGCCGCGAGGTGCAATACTCGCTGACCAACGACTTCTCCTCCGGCGTCGTCTCGATGACGAGCGGCTTCGGTTATACGTTCACGATCTCGAGCCTCGCGCGCTACACGCCGTACTTCATCCGGCACCGCGTGACGAGCGCTATTGGGACGAGCGTCTGGAGCGACACACTCTCGACCAGCACCCTGGCCGACCTGCCGTCCGCCCCGGACCTCTACAACGCGACCGACATCGCCAGCACCACGGCGTACTCGTCGGCCCCGAGCGTGGCGGACAACGGCGCCGCGCCGCTCAACAACATCCGCTGGCAGATCGCGACCACGCAGAACACGGGCGCGGCGGTCACGACGCTCGGTCGCTACGGCCTCCCGTTCTTCACCGGCCTCTCGGCCAACACGCTGTACTGGTACCGACTCGCCGTGCAGAACGTCCAGGGCTGGGGTGCGTACGGCCCGTGGGTCTCGTTCACGACCAAGAGCAACGTCCCAGGGCCGCCGGCGACCGGCCCGACGATCAGCGCGATCGGCAACAACGGGGCCACGGCGACGTGGACCGCGCCTTCGACGCTCAACGGAGCCACGGTCACCGGCTATACAGTGCGCATCTCGCCGACACCCGACTTCGGGACCGGCGTCCTGGTCTACAGCCAGGCGACCCTCAGCAAGGTGTTCGACGGCCTGCAGCCCGGCACGCAGTACTTCGTGCAGGTCTGGAGCAACACGAACAACGGCATCGGCTCGTACAGCAACGTCGTCTCGTTCACCACGACGGGCACTGCTCCGGGCAACAAGCCCATCTGGGTGCGCGTCGCGGGAGCGTGGAAGTTCGGCGTGATCTGGGTGAAGGTCGGCGGCGTCTGGAAGCAGGGTATCCCCTGGGTCAAAGTCGCAGGGAGCTGGAAGAAGCTATGACCGTCACGATCAGCAGCAGCCCGCAGGAGACGACGGTCCTCGAGTTCGAGGCCCGCAAGTCCGCGGCGTTCGGCGTCTGGTTCCAGGACGCTCGCGGCGCGACCGTCAACCTGACAGGCAGCGAGATCCGCCTGACGGTCGGCAACCCTCAGGTGCTGCAGGTCGACGCCGACTACATCGATGCCGGCGCCGGCTACGCGACGTTCGCCCTGCAGGCGAGCGACCTCGACCTCATTCCGAAGACGTACCCGTTCGTCGTGACCCTGGTCTCGAGCAACTACTCGCTCGTCGTCCTGAAGGGCGAGCTCAAGCTCAAGCCGAACGGCGAGGTCACTAGCACGAGTGAGACGTTCACGACTCCACCCGCGGCGAACAGCCTGCTCGTCAAGCTACTCGGCAGTCAGAACGTCCACGTCTCTCTGGCGGCGTACCCGCCGAACCTCGTGCAGCTCCCTCCGAGCGGCCTGATCCCCGGCCCTCCCGGAGACAAAGGTGACAAGGGTGACAAGGGCGACAAGGGCGACAAGGGGGACGCCGGCCCGGCCGCCAGTACCCTGCTCACCGTGGAGGACACGAGCAACCTCGACCTGACGCTCACGGGCACTGGCGCTCCCGGCAACCCGTGGGTGCTGAGCGGCGTCATCCAGAACTTCAACAGCCCCGCCGGCATGACGATGCCGTGGCTCGGCAATGTCCTGCCTGCGGGCTGGCTCGAGTGTGATGGTACCGCCGTCTCGAGAACAACCTACGCGGCGCTGTTCGCTGTCTTCGGTGTCACCTACGGCGCGGGCAACGGTACGACGACCTTCAACCTGCCTGACTTCCGTGGGCGGACGATGGTCGGTTACGACGTGACCCAGACCGAGTTCAACCTCCTCGGCAAGGTCGGGGGCGCGAAGACGCATACTCTGACCGAGGCTCAGCTGCCGGCTCACTACCACGAGTTCGACGGGCAGACGTTCACCTGGGGTCAGGGTAACATCTCGTTCAACAACCAACCACAGGCACAGGTGTCGCCCCCGACTGGCAACGGCCTCGGTACCTACCAGGGCTGGCCGGGCTGGGCCTACACGGCGACCGCCGGCTCGGGGCAGGCTCACAACAACCTGCAGCCGTACTTCACCGGTCGCTGGATCGTGGCCACCGGCCTCAACTCGATCGTGGCTGCAGCACCCGCTCTCGGCCCCGGCGCGAGCACGGGTATCAGCGGTAGCGGGACGAACGTCGACCCGTACCGCGTGAACTTGCAGATGGCGTGGGCGGGGCTCACTGGCCCGGCGAGCTGGAGCAGCGCGTACAAGAACAGCTGGGCGCGCGGCGTGAGCGGCGTGGGGCTCGACGCGAGCAGCGACCCCACGGCGATCATCATCGCACAGACCGGGCAGTACGAGGTGACCTGCATGCAGCGAGGCAATGGCAGCAACGGCGCGTACCTGGCGCTCGCGCTGAACGGAGATCGCATCTCGCTGCAGACCCGCCCGACTGGCATCTACACTCACGACCACTCGTCGGGATTCAGCGGCTACTCGAACGGCACATACATTGGACTCCTGAACGCGGGAGAGCGCATCACAGCCGGTGCGCCGGATACGGGCACGAGAGATCTGCTGATCTTCGGCTCCGACTCCGTTCAAGGCGCTTTGATCGTAAAGCGCATCGGGTAGAATAGAAAGAGAAAGGAGTACGACATGGCAGGACTGAAGAACCACCCCGGCCTCTGGCTTCGTGACGACGCTGCAGCGGCGTTCGACGCCTACGAGGACAAGTACGGCCGCCGCACGGTGAACTCCGCCGGGCGCACGGTCGCCGAACAGCAGGACGCGATCAATCGCTGGAACCAGGGAGGAACGTACAACCGCCCGCCCTACCTCTACAAGCCCGCGATGCCGGCCACGGCGTCCGAGCACGTCAAGGGTGGCGGCCTCGCGGTCGACATCGGAGACTACCAGACGTTCCGCCGCAACTCCGAGGAGTTCGGCTTCTTCTGGTGGGGCGACAGCGACCCCGTCCACTTCGAGTTCCGCGGCTGGAGCGGTGGTGGGTCGCCCTCGGGCTTCTCGCAGACCGTGGCCAACGAGCAGAACTGGCTGAACGCGTCGCGCGGCGAGCACCTCGCGGTGGACGGTCTCAAGGGACCGGTCACGACCGACGCCTACAAGCGCTACCAGACCTTCCTCCGTGCGTATGGCTACGCTGGCGCGATCGACGGCGAGTGGGGTCCGGGCACGCAGGAGGCGCACGCGAAGTACTACGCCGAGTGGAACGCGCCCAAGCCGGGTGTGCCCACCGCTGGCGGCGTTCCCTCGGGTCTCCCGTGGGGCGGCATCCAGCAGATGCTCAAGGGTGCTGGCTACGGCTACGCGGGAGCGATCGACGGCATCGCCGGCGTCGGAACCGTCTCGGCCTTCCAGCGCTTCTTGAACGCGTCCGGCTTCAGCGCCGGTGGCGTCGATGGTCAGTGGGGTCCGAACACCGGTGCTGCAGCGCAGCGCTGGCTGAAGGCTCGCTGGGGCTACACCGGTGCAATCGACAACGACTTCGGCGGCGGCACTCGCGCTGCGTGGGGTCGTGCTGACGCGGCGAACGCCGCAGCGTTCTGACGAAGGGGTCTCGAGTCACCATGACTGACGAGGAGAAGATGCCGCTATGGATGTCCATGTTCCAGAAGGAGATCCTGCGGCGGTTCGACGAGATGTCGGACAACCTCAAGGACATGGTGACTCGGGACACCTTCAGGGACGAGAAGGTCCGAGTCAGCGACGAACTGACCCGGAAGGGTCAGGAGATCAGCGAGCTTCGGGCGGACCTGCAAAAGGAAAGTACGGCACGGCAAGCCACCGAGACCGCCGCCGCGGCCGAGGCACTAGCCGAAGCCCAGAGCCGACAGCGAGTGCAGTCGGCGACCAACTGGCAGTGGATCCTAATCGTGGGAACCGCCGCCCTCAACTACCTGATGCGGTTCCTTCCGGGAGGCTCTCAGTGAGCAACACCCCCTAGCGAGAGGAAGAGATGACCATCAACGATCCCACGCCCGAGTCGCCGCTCACGCGCAGCGACGTGAAGGCGTCGATCACCCCGAACAAGGTGATCGAGAACCCCGACACGCGTCGGCACTGGCAGGACGCCCTCAACGCCGTTCTGCTCGTTGCGGCGGTCGCGTCGCTGTTCTTCGCGACCTTCCCGGAGGTCGCGATGGGCACCGACTACCCGAACCGCATCATCCTGTTTGTGAACACGGCGGTGCTGCTCGTGGCCTCGGTGTACGGCTTCACCGTCACCCGTCCCAACATCCCGAAGTTCTAGTCGACAGGCTACAATAGACCTGAGAGGAGGGCGTGATGGCCTTCGACCTGTTCAAGTGGTTCAGCACCGGCAACGGTGAGACCGAAGAGCCCAAGCCCAAGCCGAAGTCGACGCCCTCCCCTCAGGCGACGACCAAGCCGAAGCCGCAGCCCGCGCCCACGGTGCAGCGCGACTTTAGCCAGCCGGCCGCGGTGTTCGGCCCGGTGCCCGGTAGTACCCGCTCTCGCCAGGGCGGGGGCTCGTTCGACCCGGTGCCCGGTAGTACTCGCTCTCGCCAGGGCGGGGGCTCGTTCGACCCGGTGCCCGGTAGTACTCGCTCTCGCCAGGGCGGGGGCTCGTTCGACCAGCCCGGCGAGCAGCCGAAGCCGGAGCCGGACAAGCCCAACAACTTCCTGGAACGCATGGGCCAGGCGCAGGTGGACCGCGGCGCTCAGCCGCGGGGTGCCGTGGAGGACGTGTTCAACTGGCTCACGGAGCCGGTGAACAGCCCTGACGAGTTCTTCCAGCCGGTCGGCGGTACGACCGACCGGATCAAGAGGGCAGAGACCGAGAAGGCGGTGGCCGCCGAGCAGGCCGCCGAGGAGCGCTCGAGCTGGGCAACCGGTCTCGGGAGCACGGGAAGCCCCACTGCTCGGCAGGTGACGGAACTCACATGGGACCAGTACGACGCCCTCACCCCGCGGCAGCGCGCCGCGGTCGACGCCAACACGATGCTCGTCAACGCCGTCCGACAGGATCTCGCGGGCGGTGCGACGGGAAGCGCTGACTCGGACTACGACAGCGCTGTGTCGGCGCTGTTCGGCGAGCAGGGCGGGAGCGACACGTACGCCCCGGCGACCGTCAACGCCCTCACCGCGCTCGGCATCAAGGACACCACTCGTGGCGACCTCGACACGTACCTGGACCAGAGCGCTCTGCTCGGCCAGGACGACCTCGACGCGATGCTGGCCGACCGCTCCGGCTGGAGCGAGGAGCAGGTGCTCGACGACAAGCGGGGTCTCAACGCGCTGCAGTTCTCCGGGCAGGCGATCTCGAGCCTCCGCAACACACTGGCCGGCGGCGGTGCGCCGCGCTCCGGCGTCAGCCCGACCAGCACCGCGGCGGGTGACCTCAACGATCTCTTCGAGATGCTGAACACCCGCAGCAACTACGACTCCCTCGGGGATCAGGACGTGAGTGAGATCCTCGGCCTGTTCCTGCAGGACACCGGCCTCGACGCCGGCACCGTGACACGGTACTTCGACGACCGTCTCAACGCCTTCGACTACGGAGCAGCCGAGGTTCCCGCAGATAAGATCAGCACGGCTGAGTTCCGCAGCCGCTACTTCGGAGGTCAGTAATGGCAACGCCCCCTGGGTGGACGAGCCCCTTCGCTCAGCCCGCACCCCAGTACAGCCCCAGCAACCCGGCGCCGTACGGCAAGGGTGCCGGCATACTCAAGGTCGAGAACGGCGGTGGTGTCCTGCCGTGGCTCAAGCCCGTCGTCATCGCGCCGAACGGCGACCGCACCATCAACACGAGCCAGGCCGACACCGGTGACGGCGGGGGCGGCGGAGACGGCGGAGCAGCCCGTGCGGCAGCGGCGGCGCGTGCCTCCGCGCGCTCGGCCAGCCGCCAGCAAAACGAGAACGCGAGCCGTCTCGCGCAGCAGCAGCGCGGCCTGATCGACGCGTTCGCCAGTCAGCGAGACGTGAAGCTCGGTAACATCACCAACGCCTTCCAGGCCAGCGACTCGCTCCTGCTCAAGAACTACCAGACCGCTCTCGAGGGTCTGATGGGGACGAAGCGCCAGAACGAGATGGCTGAGGCCGACGCCTCGTTCAGCAACGTCGCCAACGCCGTGCGCGAGCGACAGGGTGTCAGCGAGCAGGCCGCCAGCCAGGGCGCCGGCGAGACCGACCTCCTCCGCGCGCAGCTGCAGGCACTCCGCAACTACTCGTCGAACCAGGGCGAGGTCAACCGCTCGTTCCACGACACGTTGCAGAGCATCAACAACAGCGTCGGTTCGCTGAACAGTGACACGGCGAGCAGCCGCACCAACCTGTTCAACCAGGCCGAGGCCGACCGTGAGCAGGCGTGGGCCAACTATGCCAACCAGGCCGCGGACGCGTGGACGCAGATCATGAACATCGAGGCGGGCGGTAACGTCGAGAGCGATACGACCGAGGGCTACAGCAAGCTCTACGCCGACGCCGGAGACCAGGCCGCTGCGGTCACCCGCAACACGTACAACCGCCAGGGCATCCCGACCGGCTGGACCGATTGGGAAGGCAAGGGCCAGAAGGAAGAGCGCCAGCTCACGAGCAGCAACCGCGCCGCCGCCGTCAACCTCGGGGGCGCGCAGAAGAAGCCCGAGGGCGCGACCCTTCGGAAGTGGGGTGCGGAGTGAGTAACCCGGACGTGGCACTCACGCTCGACGACGCGGTGCAGGAGGTCCTCAGCCTCCTCACCGGTCTCGACGTGAACTACGACCCCGAGTACGATCGGTACCGCTCGATCGCTCGGACGCTCAACCGCGCTCTGCGGGCCAATGCGCTGGAGCACGAGTGGAGCTACTACTCCTCGACGGAGGTCGTGGGAGTCGTCCACCCCGGCGACACCGATGTGGCGCTGCGCTCGACCGTGCGGCTCCGCAGTGTCGGCGACGACAGCGTACGCTTCGTCGTGCCGGGCACGGAGCAGGTGGTGCAGTGGGCGTACCTGCTGCCCCGCGACGCGCTGCACAAGTACAACGGCCGCTACGCCGGCATCTGGGCTTCAGTCACGAACGGCCGCCTCTCGTTCTCTCGCCCTCTCGGCGCACAGCTGGCGGGCCTCGAGATCCACCTGCCCGTCATGCGCGAGCCCCGCATGTTCGACATCCCCGCGGTGCCGAACGACCCGGACACACCGCTCGAGCCTGTCGACCAGGCGACGCGCGACCAGGAGTTGGACTTCGACTACCCCGACGTGGTGATCCTTCGCGCGGCTTACATGTACGCGCAGACCGACCCGGTGATGCAGCCCCGCGTGCAGACGCTCGAGGCTCAGTTCAACGACCTGAAGTACCAGCTCATCTCTCGAGACGACGCCCACACCGACTCCCCGTTCATGAACGACTACTTCGTACCGATCACCAATTCGATCGACGGAGGCAGCTACGGCTGGAACGGTCGTCACCCACACAGTGATGAGCGCCGCTGATGGCAGGGCCCAAGGCTAAGGTTCCGGCGCCGATCGATCGGCCGCTCGCGAAGGCGTACCTCCGCGAGTTCGCTGGCTGGAGCACGGCGTACCCGCCGGGCCTCAGCGCACCCACGTCTCTCCGCATCATGGAGAACGTGCAGGTCACGCGCGAGGGCGCAGTGCGGACACGACCTGCACTGCGCTCCGTGCTGACGACGAACACCTGGCTCGACGCCAACTACGACGCGCGCATGGTCGGCGGCTTCGAGCACTTCTTCCTCAACAACGGGAAGAAGGCTCTGCTGTTCGCGGCACGCAGCAACATGGGCATCGTGAGCTTCAAGGTCGCGGTCTACAACACGGCGACCGCCCGCTTCGACATCAAGCCGCTCTCCGACCCGGACATCAACTTCTCGATCCCGCAGGGCGAGTCGGTCCTGAACTTCTCGTCGGCGACGACGTTCGTGAAGTACCTGCAGATCGACAACAAGATCTTCGCGCTGAGCGACGCAGGCGAGGATCTCCGCCTCTTCAACGTGGGGACGACGAAGTCCGCGCGTAAGGTCACGCCGATCACCGTGCCTGCCTGGGCCAGTGCAGACGTGGTGGACGTGCGGCACCCCGACGCGGCGTGGATCAACAACGCCACGAAGAACACCATCCCCGCGGCGGAGACGCCGACGACACAGACCCTCATCAGCAGCACCGCAGCGAGCAACACGTACAACTACGCGTACTACTATACCTTCGAAAACGAGGTGGGCGAGAGCGCGGCCAGCCAGCTGAAGGTCATCAAGGCCGCTCGAGGCTGGAGCCAGTGGCGTTTCTTCGCGCCGGATGGCAGCGGTAACCCGACAACCACGCCCGTCACGGACCCGGCAATGGCGATGGATCAGCTGATCGCCGTCCTGCCGCAGGCCGTGTTCGACGCAGCGATCGGGCAGGGAGCGCTCAAGTGGAACCTGTACCTCGCGACGTGGAGCGACACCGACACTGTGCCGCCAGAGGGCATTATCGTCGGGACGCGCTCGCTCGTGGGTGCCGGCGTCACGTACCAGACGGCAGGTTGGATTGCGAACACCGCAGCCGTGGACATCGGTACCAACAGCAGCCCTCTCCCCACGGCGGAGAACCGTTATAACTACAGCGACCCGTCGAGCGCGTCGCAGGGTCTCGTGGCCGGTGACCGTCTCATCCTCGTCAACGACAAGGAGAACGGCGCGCTGATCCGCTGGACCAGCAACCAGATCGGGGAGTACACGAACTTCACGCCCAGCAAGGGCGGCGGCCTCAAGACCCTGACGAGCGGTAACCTCCTGATCCCGAGCTCGGTTAAGCTGTGGCAGAACCCACAGTCGGTTGACACAATCACGATCCTCTGCACCGGTGTCGACGGCTACTCGACCGCGTACTACATGGCCCCGGCGGTGGTGAACGGGCAGAGCGACAGCACGAGCATCATGGGCTTCGAGGAGACGACCGCGACGCCGGGCACTGTCAGCCCATACGGCGTCGAGGTGCTGAACAACGCCCTCTACCACCCGCTGGACACCGAGCTCATGAAGAGTACGGCGGCCAACTACAACATCAACCACGCGACGATGACTGATGACATCGCGAACAAGTGGCTCGAGCTGTTGAAGAAGGACGACATCGTCAGCACGCAACACGATAATCGCCTGTACTACATCGTCAACAACCCGGACGGCGTGGCGGTCCCGGCAGGCTGCAACGGCAACGAGATCTGGGTTCTCGACGCCGGCAAGGACCAGGGCAGCTGGAGTCGCTGGCTGATCCCCGCGATCTCTCTGAGCAAGCTCGAGGTCGCCGGGAAGCTCTACGTCGCGGTCAGCCGCCCGGAGAGCATCTTCGTCCTGGACGACCTCAAGATCACGGACGACGCGAGTGCGCCCGGCGGTACGCTGCAGAGGGCGATCCCGTGGAAGATGGAGACCAACACGCAGGGCGCGAACAAGGCGCACGACGCCTGGGCCCGCCTGCAGCAGGTCAACATCACGGCAGGCAACTGGCGCGGCACCATGCGCTACGGGATCCGCGGCTGGGACATGCACGGCAAGCCGGTCGACGTGAGCAAGGTCTACAAGCGCCCGCTCTTGGACGACCTCGCCTCTCGACCTCTTCCGTTCGACATTAACGACTTCCTCCTGATCCGCAAGGACCTGATGGAATGGATGTTCTACGCTGAGAGCGTCGAGGAAGAGGGCGCAACTGCCCCCAGCTACGGTAGAATCAGCTATGTGCAGTATCGCTACGCCCCTGTCAGCGTCAACGTGGGGTACGAGTACGGTTCTGTGGAGACCTTCGAGTACGGACGCAGCTCGGTAGGAGCGGTCAGCAACACCGACAACGGTGTGCCGCAGAGTTACATCGATACGAGGAGACCATAATGCCCTTCAACGGACCCGTCATCAGCGGCGTCACCTCCGGCGGTGCCGAGGTCGCGTTCCGCGTCAACACCAGTGGCCAGCAGGAGACCGTCATCCCGGCCGGCACCACGAGCATCGGCAAGGCAGAGGACGCCCCACACGCCTCCGGCGACGTGGGCGTCCTGACCCTGGGCGTCCGCACCGACGCCCCGGTCGTGCTCACGAGCGCGACGAACGACTACGCCGCCGTCACCGTGGGACGCCACGGCGAGATGTTCGTGCGCACCATCGACGCCGCGAAGCGCACCTACGCCGCGGCGGCGAAGTTCGTGCCGACCACGACCGGCGTCGTGTTCGAGATGCTCGGCGTCGCGTCGCCCGCCGTGATCGAAGTGCAACGTCTGACGATCACCGCCCTCGCGACGGCTGCTGGCACTCTCGAGCTCTCGCTCAACAAGCGCAGCGCCGTCACCACCGGTGGCACGGCGACCTCCCCGACCAAGGTGCCCTACGATTCGGGAGACGCCGCGGCCGGCGCCGTCCCGCGCGTGTTTACCGTGAGCGGCACGGGCGGCACGCTCGTCGGCGCAGTGCGCCAGATCGCGATCCCCGTCGCGGCCAACGTCGCGACCAACCGCCTCAAGATTGAGAGCGGCACGTACGCCAAGAGCCTCACGCTCCTCTCGGCGACGCAGCTGTTCACCCTGGACCTGGCGGGAACGATCCCGACGGGACTCACGCTGTGGGTCGATGTGGAGTGGACGGAGTTCTGATGGAGCTGATCATCCAGACGATCTGTATGGTGGTCATCGCCGCGATCTGCGCCTCGATGCGGTAGGCCGCTGAGCGGAATCCCCGAAGGTAGGGTATAATCGTCGATAGGCGATTTGCCCTACCTTCGGAGGATTCATGACCCAGCAGGAACGCAAGGGTCTCTGGGACGCTTTGCTCGCGGAGGGCTGGTCGCCGACCAAGCACTACCGTGAGCACAGTGTCCAGGAGCTGCAGGACCAGCTTGTCGCGGTGCGAGCCGCGAAGGCCCAGACCAAGACCGAGACCTCGGACGACAGCGCCGCCTACCGCATCGAGGCGGAGATCGATGCTCTGCGCGAGGTCCAGCCCGACACGGTGCCCGGTCTACGTCTGAACACCCACGGCGAGGATAAGCCGCTGCGCATCGACGCGGACGGCAAGATCTGGTACAAGGACGAGATAGGGAAGCCGGCCACGCCGGTCGAGCGAGGCAAGCGCATCCTCGACTACGTCGATCCCGGCGTCAAGACCGTCCACGTCCGCGACAGCAACGGCTCCGTCGTCGAGAGCTTCGAGATGCCCGGCGACCAGAAGCGCATTGCTCAGGCGAAGGTCTCCCTGCCGGCGTATCAGACCGGTCTGTACCGGGATCCCGCTCTGCTCGGCGAGTTCTTCCGCATCCATGTCTACCGTGGCAAGCAGGTCTTCGACCTGTTCGACGTGCAGAAGTACTTCGGTGGCCCGCGAGCGGTGCCCGCCACCTGCAAGCGTGACTACACCGACACCGTCCTGGGGTACGACATCGAGAGCGTGCTTCAGGCCATCCAGGACGAATACCGCGAGAAGCTCAAGAACGGAGAACTGTAATGACGAACGACGACATCCAGCTCAGCCCCCAGGACCAGGCAGACCTGGACCTCCTCGCCGCGGTGGACGAGCCGCTCGAGATGACCGTGCTGGAGGTGTGGCGCGAGGTGCTCAGCAACATCGAGGAGCAGGCCGCCGCGCGCATCGAGCCCGGCTACGCCACGCAGATCATCCGTCGCTGGCCGACGCTGACGTACAAGGACATCCCCGTCTACTACGCCACGTTCCACGACTACCTGATCGTGTACCGCGACATCCTCACCGAGCAGCTGCGCCTGCACCCGGACGCGCTCAAGGCGGTCGGCCACGACCCCGGCGACGAGGACTCGGATGCCGTGGCGAACCGCGACATCTACAAGGAGATCATGTTCGAGTGGAACCTGGTCACCGCCAAGCTCGAGAACGCGTGGGACGTCAGCGACCCCAACGCTGCGGCACAGATCGCGGCGATGGCCGAGGCGCAGGCGTTCGTCACGGGCGGCACCGGCATCATGCAGGCGCTCGTCCAGCCGCAGGTCGGCTTCCAGTGGAACGACGAGGACCAGCAGGAGCTGGAGACTCGCATCAATGAGGCGGTGGCATCGCTGTGACCATCCCCATCGAGGGCGATCCTCCCGAGGTAGAACAGGAGGAGGTGGACCCGAATGTCACTGAGTTCAGCGAGGCTGAGGCTGACACATTCTTTGGTGCGGTCATGGACTCGGTGGCGGTCGAGCCGGATCCTGCGGCAGCAGGCGAAGGCGGAGAAGCGGCTGATCCTCCTGCAGGTGGAGACGGACAGGCAACTCCTCCGGGTGAAGGAGCTCCGCCAGCTGCAGGAGAGCCTGCAGCACCGGCAGCAGGAGCTGGCGAGCAGCGAGAGCTGGCACCGGATGCAGGCACGAGCACTCGTGACGCTGCCGACTTCGAACCCAACTGGGCCGCCGCCATCGAAGGACTCGAGAAGCGACAGACCGACGAGCTGACGGCGATGGCCGTCGCCGGCGTGAAGACCGAGTACGCGCAGTACCTGGAAGCGGTGGAGCAGGCTCCGCGCTACCTCGTTGGCAAGACGGTCCCGAAGGCAGACGGCTCCGAGGGCACTGAGCGTCTCAACGACGCGCAGGACGCTCGCGACTGGCAGGACGAGATCAAGAAGCAGCTGGCCCGCGAGGTCCAGAGCCGAGTTCGTGCCGGCGTCGAGAACAACCGCACCACGATGGAGGTGCTGCACAACAGCATCGAGCTCTTCCGGGGCAACCCGGACATCGTGCCGAACACCAAGCAGTTCGACAAGGAGCTGGCGGAGCGCTTCGCCTCGCTGGTCGAGCCCTACGCGATCAAGACCCAGGCGGACAAGACCGCCGGGTGGAGCATCGACGTGCGGCCTCTCCTCAAGACGGCGCGCGACCAGCTCGCAACGGAGCGCGCGAAGAACCCTGCCACCCCTCCGGCGCCAGCCAAGGCGGCCGAGCCGACGGCTCAGCAGCAGCGTGCCGCGCAACAGCAGCGCACGCAGCAGGGCCAGTTCGCCGGTCACCCGGCGGACAACCCGGCAGGACCGCAGGCCGGCATCACGAGCCAGGCGGGTACGAGCGGCGACGACGAGGGCGGTCTCGACACCCTCTTCGGTACGCTCGGCTTCCCTCCGGGAACGTTCCGGTTCTGATGTCCGCCAAGGTCGCGGTGGCGGTGGGGATCAGCGTGCTGTTCCTCATCGTCGCTGTGC